TAATATCAGTCATCAGTTTCTTGTTCCGTCAGGACGTGCATCAACTCTTGGTAAACCTAACTGCCATTGTGTACCAACTGTATCTGATGCAATTTTAAAATTCATTTGACGACCACGAGCTCTAATAAATACTTGGTTTGTATATTGATCTACAGTTGCTGTTGCAGTGACAATCGTATCACCTGTTGTTTGACCTTCTAAGTTAGTTGTAGATTGTGCAGCACCAGGAAAATTACGTACACCTACAGTAATATCAGCTTCAGGAATAATTGTAGCACCTGTCACAGGATTAATAGTTTCAGACCCTCTAAAATTAATATCAGGAATAACACGACGTATTAACATATATTTATCGCCGTCATCAATATCTACGTCTGCAGATTGAATATATGATGTAATAGGAAGTGGAGCTGCACCTAATGGTTGTCCATCATCAGTACCATTTTCATGTTGGTAAACCCAACCATTATCTAATCCAACAGGATTATTGAATACACCTGAATCAATCCATGCAGTTCTTTCTAATTGACCATAATACCAAATATTTTCAAGGTAATTAAATACAACATATCGATCAATTTCATCTGAATTTGCTGAAGGATAGAACCAAATAATTTCTGTAAATTTATTATTAACACCTGCAAATATAAGTGCACTTTGGGTATAATTAATATCAGTAAATATATATTGTCTTAATGTACAAGGTAATGTATCAACACGACCAGAGTATGTATAGAATCTATCTCGACCCATCCAGTAAGTAATGTTGTTTGAGCCTACTAATGCATTAGCACCGATAATAGATATATTATGTGATAGTTCTTGTAAGCCAAATACTTCTTGTGTGCCTAAATATTGAATAGATGTTAATGATGTATTAGTAAATACTAGAGTTTCTTGTCTAGTATTAATTGCAGTAATAATTTTAGAACCTGATTGTAATCTTAAATAACCCGCAGTATTAGTTACAGTTGGTTGCCAATTTTCAGGTTCAGGACCAATATCAGGATCAACATTAGACCAACGAATAAGTAGTGGATCATAAGTTCCTAAATAATTAGGTGCTGGTGCTGTAGCATCATAGTTTGTACATCCTAATGCAAATAAGAAACCTTGTGGAGCAAATAATATTTTACCTACTTTTTGAGGTACTGCTACTGCACCTGCTATTGAATTTAATAAAACAGCATGGGTTCCAAATGATGGATCAAAAGCCCAATAATAAATTTCTCCACCTGTACCCGATACTGTGTCATATTGAGTATTAAAAATTAAATCATTATTAAACTTATCCATAAATATAAGTCTTGCAGGTTGATATACAGGAACAGTTGAGCCAGAACCCCAAGTACCTCGACCCCAAGTAGATGTACCCCAACCATAACCTGCTGTAGTAATTGGATAACCTGCCGGCATATAAACAACAGCCGTAATGCCTGTACCACCTTGTCCTGTTGTAGTTGATGTTGCAGTAGTAGTTGCTTGGAAGGTAAATGTATTAGAATCAAGCACTGTAACTTGTACTGTAGTATTCATTTCAGTTACAGGAATACCACCAATAGTAGGTCCTGCAATACCACTGAATGTTACATAAGTTCCTGTAGTTGCACCATGACCTGTTAAAGTTACTGTTACAGTTTTAGATGCGTTTGTTGTTCCTATACAATTATCTGTTGATGGAGTGGAGATAGATGTATATGTAGCATAGATAGGTGTAATGTCATATAGGGTTGTACCTGAACCTACATAAACACGAGAGTTTGTACCAATACCAAGTAAATTAGATCCGTCAGTAGTTGACCAACTAAATACTGAACGTGCAGAATCAGTGTATGCATTTAAGTTAGATACAGTCCAACCACCAAACTTTTCAGGGAAGCCTGATCTAAAACGGACGAGCTGAGTCTCATACCAACCACCTTCTGATGCGTAGTTAGTTTGATCTCGGTTAACACCGGGTTTAAATACTAATTTACTTAATGCCATTATCTACCCTCAAAAAGTGCTCGTTCATCCAATCTGCGAGTTTGCAGACCTTTCAGTATTTTAACACCTGCACGACAATATTTCACTAACGATTCCATAGCCGCCTTTTTATCACCGCGAAGAAGCGCTTGACGGACAGTTGAACGCTGAAAGCATCCAAGACCCAAATTAAAGCAAAAGCTGATAAGAGCGTCAAACTCCCCTTGTCTAAGAGGCACGTTAGGTAACATTCTATGTAATCCCAACTCGAAGCGACGTAAGTCTGATTTAAGAAGTCCATCTATTTCTTCCTGCGTAAAAGTTCTGTTCCAAGAATCAGGCAAAGATTTGCCATCGCCGATAAGGTGACCAACACCAACAGTCCACAAGCCAGCAGGACATGTATAGGGGCGATTACGCACACCTTCATGATGTTTAATAAGAACGATGCCAGCTTTTGATACATTCACTTATTTCTTTTCCCAAGTTCTTGAACCAAAGTAGAATCCGATAATTGATGCTACGATAGCCATTTCATCTGTTGAAAACACTGTATCTGAAGCTACTACAAAATCAGTACCTGTCCACATAGCCCAGAATAAAGTCACAAAATTAATAAGCACTAACTCACCTACAAAAATAAATGCTACTATAGGTCTAACCATAGCGTTCCAATTACGTACTGTAGGAGAAGCAGATTCTACTAACTTTTTATCGTGGTCGTATAATGCTACACGTTCTTCTGCGTATGTTTGTGCATTAATTTCATCTAATTTAATAGCTTCTATTTTTTCTTGTGCGATAAAGCCTGCTTTAGCTAATTCTAACTCACGTTCTGTTTGTAGCTTAGCCATTTCTCTTTCATGCTTTTGATCACCACGTTGTTGAAAGAACCCTAATATATTAGGAAGACCTGCGGTTGCAAAACCTAAAATCGAGCTTAATATTGATAGCATGTTAGTTATTCAATGGATTAACCATTGCCTTTCTTAATTGTTTCATTTCGTCTTTAACATTAGTTACAGTATCTACAACTTTATCTGCAGTGCCTTTAGCAACGCTGTTAGCTTCGATTGCTTTGCCATAAGCTTCGTTGGCTTTTTCAAGAGCTCGATTGTTAGACATCATCACATCAACTAATTGACGTTCTACTGATTTAGATCTATCTTCAAGCACTGTGATTCTAGTCTCAACTGTGCTCATCTTTTTCACTTCCTCAATCGTCGAGGTCAAATCGTTGAAGAGGGTTATCCCGTAATATACTGCGCCACCTATTGGCACTAGCACGGATAATATAATCCCCAGTATCATTTGCGCTGATAAATTCAAGGAGTATGTTTTGTTGTCGCTCATAATCTTGTTCCTGTATAAGTTTAATTGACTCTTCTATTTGTTGCTGTTGCAGGTTGTAACCTGAGTTTATAAGTTGCATCGACATGACGATGCCAAATCCTGGTACTATTTCTTTACCCTTCGGTGTTTCTGGTGCTTTCACGGTAGCCGACGTCGTCGTAGTATTTGAGCTTGGTATAGAGCTCGTTGTATTCGTTGACGCTGTCGTTGAAGTGCTTTGCACTGTGGCTACCGAAGTGGTTACTGTTTCTGTTGATGGGGTAGTTACAATAGCAGTCATGTCCTGTACCGTTACTGATTCCGGCACCACAATTGGCGCAGTTGTGATCTGCTGACTTATTACACTGTTTGGGTTCGTTGGACTGATCGGACTTATAGGACTCACTGGGTTGTTGATATTCGTCGCCGTCATCGTGCAAGTATTGGACAATGTTGACCAAGCAGTCCAAGTTGGCGAACCATATGGATCTGAGCATAGTGAACTTCTCTGTTCTTGCAATAACCCTTCGTAACCAGCTTGACATGTTAGTTGCCTCGTCTCAGTAGATTCAATACACGTTGGAGGATCTTGCGTGCAATTTGTAGAAGTCGTTGTCCAAGGTCCCCAACTTTGTGAAGAACATTGATAAGTTCTAGTTTCATTAATGGCACCTGATTGGTGTATCGGGCAAGACAAAGTTCTATATTCAACTTGAGCTGTACAAACAGGTTGATAATAAGCTGCACAAGACGGGTCACTTGTATGAGAAGGGCACCATATACTTTGTAATACATAGCCATAAGCCCATTGATCAGTACAATATAAATTTTCAATGTACCCTGTTTGATTTTGTCCCCAACTACACCAAGTAGCATATGCGTTATTCCTTAGTAGGAGGCAAAGCAGGAATATTATAATCCTCGCCATATAGTTTTTTGAACCTTTCAGGATACTTAGTGAACCATGCTTTCTTAGCAGCCTGACCTACAGCACCGCCCATAGGACAAGGTGAACCTGACATTTCCATAGCATCCCATACTGTAGGATCTTGGCATAGCACCGATACTGCAGCCACTTTAAGTCCTAAATCGTTTAATGTTTTTGCTAACTTAATTTTAACGCAGTTTTGGTCAAGGAGAACCGTACCACCTGAGATTGAAAATACGCCAACATTACCTGCACCTGATACTGGTACTGCACAAACATCTTGTGAGAACGCAGACATACTAGGTGCCATAGCACTAGGTACTGGCATTCCTTTATTTTGTATTACTGTTGTTTCAGCATGAGCTGGTGAAGATAGATGCAGCTCTACCATCAACAATAAAAATAAAGTAATTAAAACGCCAACTAGAATTTTCATTATTCCGCTACTTCAACCCAAGATACTGTAGCTTCATCCCACGTATAAATTTTACCTTCAGCTACTGGCATAGGTGTTGGAGCTTCCCATGTCCATGTTGTATTATTTAATGTCCATGAAGGAAATGGTTGTTGGTTATAAAATACATCGTTTGTACGATCATAAACCATACCAGGTCCAGCATAGTTACCACGTAAAGCTGGTTTATCATCTTCTAATCCTGTTTCTGGATCATAGTGTTTACCACCACGTGTATTATAAGATGTTTGAATCCATTCACCTGGACTATCATCTACGAATGTTTGAAAAAATTCTGGTTCAGCTACGATTACTCGTATAACTTTACCATCACATACTTTTGCAAAATGACTCATTTGTTTCTCCTTGTTAAAAATCTATTTAAAGTTAAACCACCCAGTTGTAATATATTTTTCCTCTGTCTTGGAAGTAATACCCCTATGTGTATGCGTCCAGTCTGTTGGAAATATAACTATTTTACCTTTTTTAGGTTTAATTTTTATTTGTTGATAATAAAATTCTGTTTCACCGCCGTCATTAACATCATTAAGATAAGTCATAAACACTAAATGTCTTGATGATGCAGCTCCATTTCCATGCATTCTTTCACTATGCCACATATGAAAACCTTGGCTTGGTAAATACTGTTGAATATTAATTCTTTCAACTAAACCAAATTCAGCACATTTTCCACTAAACTCATATATGTTTATATATTCATCCAATGCCTTTTGTAGCTGTATACAATATTTTTCTGCAAGTGGACACGGATCTAAATAAACATCTGTAGAAGCTTTTATTGTTTCGTCTATTGTATAAACAGAATCTTTGTATATTTTCCCCTGTGTTTTATTGTTGCTTTGTTTAAAGTATTGAATGATTTCATCACAAATACTTGTATCTTCTATTTGGTGCTCATATATAAATGAAGTCATTATGCAGTATAAGTTCCCGATGCTGTAAATTTAATAATAGTATCAGATCCAGATGTTGTAACGGTTGGACTACCTGTAGTAGTTCCTGTATAGTTTACAGTTGGAACTGACAATATTACTACACCAGAACCTCCAGTACCACCAGGTCCTCCTCCATTTCCAGAACCACCACCACCTCCGCCAAGATTAGCAGTTCCAGCTCCACCTGAACCTGGTACAGCACCGGCACCTCCGCCACCCGATCCACCAGTACCGCCAGTACCAAATCTTGTATCTGATCCTCCTCCACCCCCACCTGCATAAGTCACAGATGATCCTGTAATAGATGAAGCAGATCCGTTTGCTCCATTTTTTGTTGTTGCAGCAGCACCAGCACCTCCGCCACCGCCACCAAAAGCAGTAGGGCTTCCAGAAGCACCAGAATTACCTTGACCAGGAGTTCCAGAACCGCCAGCACTGTAAGTTCCGCCATCCCATCCACCACCGCCTCCACCAGATCCACCAGGCGCTCCTGCAGCGGCACGAGTACCAGCAGCTGATCCACCTCCTCCGCCGATAGCTGTTTGAGTTGAGATTCCTGAACCAGATAAAACTGAATTTGATCCGTTGACTCCTGCGCTACCGCCTCCACCTACTGTAGCTGTATAAACTTGAGCCGCTGTTAAAGTGACTGTTCCACTTAATAAACCCCCAGCGCCACCACCACCTCCAGCATTCTCAACATTATTACCGCCTCCACCACCAGCAACTACAAGAAATGATGCAGAATATGGTGGCGATGTAAGTGGTGTAGTAGTATAAGCAGCGCTTGAAACTACCCATCCTTGAGTTGAATCAATGTAAGTAAAAATAACTGCTTCTCTATTTGTAGTTAGTAAATAATTAGAAGTTTGTCCTATAATTTTGTTTCCGTTTCTACCAACTGTTAGATTGTTAGTAGCAAATGTCGCAGCATAGTCTACAATTTGTACTTGATCTCCTATTGATGGACTTGCAGGTAATGTAACAGTGAATGCCGCTGATGTGGTATTACATGGATATGCGTTTCCAGCAGTTGCCGTAAATCCTGTTGTTTGTACAGACTGCCAAGATAATCCTGCTGTAGCCCAAGTTGGAGCTGATGCACCATTTGATTTTAGAAACTGACCTGAAGTTCCAGCACCTACGTTAACTATTTTTGAACCATCTGTATATAAAGCTCCACCTGCGGTTACAGCTAGTGCCGAGTTGTTTGTGCCTCCAGAAGCTATTGGCAATGTTCCTGTAGTTAAAGCACTTGTAGATGTAGCATACATAGCTCCACCAGAAGTAAAACTTGAGAGTCCTGTACCGCCTGAAGATGTACCTAATGTTCCCGCTGTAGGAGTGACAAATAAATAACCTGTAGATGCAGGTAAAGTAATAGTATTAGATCCAGCTATTGCTGGTGCTTGTAAGGTTATACTTCCTGAGGTATCGCCTGCTATAACTACTGAACTCATATTTTATCCTTAAACTTCTACAATTATATTAATAACAATTCTTCTTTTATGTATTTTTGGCACTTCGGGATAGTGTGGCATATCTGATCTAAACCAAACACAATCCCCAGCTTTTGGGCTAACTCTTTTTAATTCGTTACCATTATTATCGCATATAACAGTATCTCCGTCAGAGTCTATTACGTAGTAAACAATGGATATAAAATTTTTAGTATCTTTTGCATTTTCTTCATAATCCAAGTCAGTATGCATAGCTGTCTTTTCTTGGTCTTCTGATACTGGCTGTCTAGGCAATAAATTAACTTTAATTCTTCTAATGCTTTTAATCTTTAAACCTGATGATTGTTCAAAGAAATATAACAATGGTTGAACTCTATAAAATGTTTCAGATTTAATTTTATCTTCGCCATATATATTGTGGGTAAATTGATAAAATATGTCATGGTCATCATATGATATTGTCATGGCATTATAGTACCAAGGGAAATAATCATCTCCCATCAATAAAATCAAATCATTTTTATACGAATCAGGTATAAATTTTTCTACGTGCATCATCCTGTAAATGTTCCGCTTGATGTAAATGTATGAATTGTATATCCGCCTACGTTAGTTACAGTTCCACCACTACCTGTTTGTGAACCAGGGTATCTAATAATAACTACTCCAGAACCTCCAGTGCCGCCAGTAGATGGGTTTGATGCTCCTCCACCACCACCCGTATTAGCAGTCCCTGCTGTACCTGTACCAGGACCGCCTCCACCAGTACCTCCAGTACCTCCACCACCACCGTTATTACATCCAGCCCCACCACCTGCATAAGTTACAGGAGAACCAGAATAAGAATTTGCTGTACCAGGACCACCAGGAGCACCTGTGCCGCCAGAACCAGCAGTATTAGCACCGCCACCGCCACCGCCACCAAACGGACCGCCTCCGTTACCCGTACCTCCATTAGTGCCTTGACCAGGAGTACCTGTACCACCTCCGCCACCACCTAAGTCATTAGGTCCACCTCCACCTCCAGAACCACCTGGAGCACCGGGACGAGATGAATTGCCACCTCCACCACCTCCACCTGTTGAAGTCACAGAGAATACAGATGATGGATTACCACTAGTGCCTTTTACACTACTACCATTACCTGCACCACCAGAACCTACTGTAACTGGATATGCAGTTGCTTGGGTAACAGACTGACCTGTACCTGTTCTAAAACCACCAGCTCCACCACCGCCAGCTAAGGAATTAGCCCCACCTCCACCTCCAGCTACAATTAAATAATCCACTGTATAAACTAAAGGATCAGTAGTAATTGAATTAGAAGCAGAACTATTTGCAGAGTTTCCCACAGCATTAGTAGCATAAACAACAAATGTGTATGTTGTATTACCAGTTAAACCTGATACAGTAATAGTACCTGATCCAGCAGTTGCTAATGTACCTGTAACACCGCCTGGGCTAGATACAGCTGTATATGATGTAATTGCCGTACCTCCATTATTACCAGGAGCAGTATAAGAAACTGTTGCAGTAGTTGCACCTGTTTTAGTAGCAGTACCAATAGTAGGTGCACCTGGAACCGTCCAAGTTGTAATTGAATTAGATGCAGAGCTTGCTGGAGAAGTACCAGCGCTATTAGTAGCTGTTACTGTAAATGTATATGAAGTTCCACCTGTTAATCCAGTTACCGTGATAGGAGATGATCCAGCGCTTGCTGTAATACCCCCTGGGCTTGATGTAGCTGTATAAGAAGATACTCCACCTCCAAGATCAGCTGGAGGAGTAAATGCCACTGTAGCAGTAGTAGTGCCAGTAGCAGTAGCAGTTCCAATAGTTGGAGTTCCTGGAATAGAAGTATAGGTTGATAATATTTCCCATTTACTTGTCACGCCAGAATAAGATTCCACTGCATTTAATGTTGTATTAAATCTTGTATAGCCACTTGCTGGAGACACAGGTCTTTGTGCAGTTGTACCTGACGGTAATGCAAAGAATCCTGTTGATGTTGTTGCAGCATCGTAAACTTGTCCTGTTGAAATCCAAGCAGTTCCAGTCCAATACTCCATAAATCCTGTATCTGTGTTATATCCAACTTGAGCAATAGATGGAGAAGAAGGGCGTGTAGCCGTTGTCCACGTAGTATTAACTATACCTGTACCTTGTAAAACAATACTCATGCCTTGCTCCTAATATAATCTAAAGTTTCTTTAATTGCTTTATGTCTTAAATATTCTTCTCGTATTTCTTGTGAACTTGGTGCTTCCATATTTTGACCTTCGTCCCAACGAGTCACGTTAAAAAATCCTGCGTTAATAGAGAGTTCATATAATGCATTTGGTCTTATTGCATCCATTACTTTATCAATGCCAAATATAAATTCACCTGATTCATCAGTATACTTTTCAATAAGTTCTTGTGTAGTCATCATGATGTATAACTTCCAGCACCAGTAAATGTTAATATAGTATTTGATCCGCTTGTTGTAATAGAAGGAGTACCAGAATAAGTTCCTGTATACAAAGCTGTTGGAATAGATAATATTACCACACCCGCAGATCCATTAAATCCTCCGCTAGAGCCACCGCCACCTCCACCAGATCCATATCCAGTTGCATTACTTCCACCGCCGCCATCTCTAGATCCCGTTCCACCGCCTCCAGGACCTGCAGCTCCTACAGTATAAGATCCTCCATTATTTTGCACACCACCTGATCCACCTCCAGCATATGTAGACGGAGATCCTGTAATAGATGAAGCCGTTCCATTTCCGCCTGTGCCAGATACACCAGCAGGGTTAGTTCCAGCAGCGCCACCAGCACTACTAGATCCTCCACCGCCACCTCCACCAAATGGTAAACCAGCACTACCAGAACCCCAACCATCGCCACCATTAGTTCCTTGACCTGGCGTTCCTGTGCCTGCACCGCCAACACCTGGTCCTTGACCGCCACCTCCACCAGATCCTCCAGGACTAGCAGTTCCAGCTCCTGGCGCACCATAGCCACCACCTACAGCAGTAGTTGCATTAGTTAATGTAGTTGGACTACCACTAGCTGTATTACCTCCACCACCACCAATAGTAACAGAATATACTTGTCCAGCTCCAACAGGTAAAGTTCCTGTTAATAGCCCACCAGCACCGCCTCCACCACCAGCACGAGGACCACCAGCAGGAGAGCCTGTTCCACCACCGCCACCCCCAGCAATAGAAAGATATGTCATAGATTTAGCCGGAGTTGTAATTGAATTAGAAGCTGAACTTGAAGCTCCATTGCCAGCAGCATTTGATGCATATACTGTAAATGTGTAAGATGTTGTAGCTGATAAACCTGTTACAGTAATTGGAGATGTTGAAGATGTACCTGTAATACCTCCTGGTGAAGATACAGCAGTATAACTTGATGTTGCTGGAACGCCTAAATTAGCTGGAGGAGTAAATGTTACTGTAGCTGTATTCCATGCTGTAGCTGTTGCTGTACCTATTGTAGGTGCGCCTGGTACTTGATAAGTTGTAATTGAATTTGACGCAGAACTAGATGATGAATTGCCAGCAACGTTAGTTGCATAAACTGTAAATGTATAAGCTGTTCCAGTAGTAAGCCCCGTTACTGTAATAGTGCCAGAACCTGCTTGTACTAATGTTGCAGTAATACCTCCAGGTGAAGATACCGCAGTATATGATGTAATACCACCGCCGGTATTTGTAGGTGCAGTAAATGTTACTGTTGCAGTTGTAGTTCCTGTCGCTGTTGCAGTTCCAATAGTAGGAGCACCGGGTATTGAAAATTCATACGCTACGTTCCAACCAGTCCCATTATATGTTTCTACTGCATTTAATGTAGTATTAAATCTTGTATATCCTACAGTAGCAGGTGAAGGTCTTTCAGCAGTTGTACCATATGGCAAACCAAAATATCCTGTAATAGGAAATGCAATACCTTGTGGGGTCAAAGTCATCATATTAGTTCCGTTTGATTGGAAGTTAAGATTACCTGACGAGTCAGCTGTAGTGACTACACCACCTGTACCTGTAGTTATTGCATTAATCGTTGATGCCATTTATATTTCCTTTGTATTTACGCTTCATTTGGAAAAAGAACCCAATTTAAAATAGATTCATCCCACTGATAAACTTTACCTGTGCCATTAGGATATTCAACAGGCGCTACCCAACATCCACACGCTGGATCAATTATCCATGATGGATAAGGCTTAGGATCATATTGTGATACTACTTCTGTCATTACCATTTTCCTTTAGGACAAGCTGCTATATCTAATTCTGTTTTTATCGCTGTTACACAACCGCATTGGTTACAAACTTTAAATGTTAATACATCCCTTAAAAACTCACAACTATTACAAATTTCTTTTCTTTTATCGGATATTTCTTTTTCTACAATCATACATTAGTTAATGTAGCACCAATTTTCCAAGAACCACCTGTAATATAATTAACGCCATATTGGAAATTACCACAACCCCACCAATATTCTTCAACTAATACAGAGCTTGTAGCTGTTATACTAAATGGTCCTACAGTAACATCTCCATAGTCCTTACCTCCGCAACCTGTATCTCCATTACTGCCTGTATAAACTACAGTGCCATCAATAGTAACCCTAAAGTTACCAAGTTTACCTTGACCTACTGCACGGCAAATTACATTAATCGTACCTGGAGCTCCAGTATCATTAGTCCATATGCCACCATCCGCTGTAAACATACAGAAATAAGTAGTGCCAGCATATCTATTTGCTGTACCAACGCCTATGCCAGTTTGTGATCCGCTTACATAAAACGTAATAGTTTGACCTGGATTCATTAAACAAACTGTACCTGCACCATTATTTAAATAACAATAATATCCTGTATTAAGTACTGCAGTGAATGATTGTTCAGTTGTTCCTGATATTGCACTTACACTACTAAAAGCAGCTGAAGCAGAACCCCCTGTATTAAGTAAGGTTCTCATATCACTTAAACTTGTATAATCTCCTACTCCTAAATTAACTGTCCACCAATAACAAGGTGACGCTGTATTTTGTGACGTCGGATAGTATGGGTTACCTACACGCCAGCCGCCATTAATATCAGTAATATAAGACGGATTACCACCAGCTAAACAAGAACCGCCACCATTTTGTAGTCCACCTTGTTGGCTTATAAAACTATATGAACTATAAGTACTACTTGAAGCAGTCAAATAATAATAGTACTTACCATAAAAATCAGTAGGAGCTATAACAGCAGAACCTGGAGTTGTCTTTGTAGCTAACGCTCTCACATTAGTATCATTCATAGATACAGCAGCTGTAGCAGATTGACCAAGTTCTAAATTAATAGACTGTCCAGTTGTAGCACCGCCTAAGCTAATTGGTCCTGACGAATTAAGTGCCATTACTTAGCCTTTAAGTTATCAATTTCAGTTTTAAGTTCTTTGATTGCTTCAATAAGAAGTGGTACTAATCTTTCATATCTTACTGTTAAATATGTTTCATCAATCGGTGCTGGTGCTACTACTTCAGGCATCACACGTTGTACTTCTTGTGCAGATACACCGACTTCTTGTTTAACTTCATATCCTAATGCTTGCGCAGTTTCATTCGCTTGATAATAGAATCCACTTAAACTATTTACTTTATCTAACGCATTTTCAATATTACCTAACTTAGTTTTAAGCCTTTCATCTGAGTAGTACGCAGTAACATTATTTGTAGCGCGAATTTCACCAGATGTACCTGATGCTGCTGTGCCTAAACCTAGTGAACCAAATTGAACGTTAGATGTAGTACCTATTGATTGAGGCGTAGTAAGTGTCACCGAGCCGGATTGTACAGAACCTGATGTGCCGTTTGCTAATACTTGGTTTGCTGTGCCTGTAATAGTTGTACTTACTGGAGCATTTTGCCAACTTGGTAAGGCGCCTGCGCCATTAGATGTAAGAAGTTGACCTGATGTACCTAATCCTGAAACAGCTTGAAAAGCGCCTGTTGACGTAGTACCGCCACATTGCACTGCGTAAGCAGTTGTCGTTGCAACACCTGTACCACCTTGATTTACTGCAAGAGGCGTAGTTAACCCTGTAATTGATGTAATATCTGAGTTAGCCCCTTTAGCTGCGAAAGGACCTGAAGCTACACTTGTAGCGCCTGTACCACCATTTGCAACCGGAATAACTGTACCTGTAGCAAGAGATGTAACTACTTCTACTACGTTTGATCCCGTATTAAATACAATCATTGATTTACCGGCAGGAACTGCAACGCCTGTGCCAGTTGAATTTTTAACTGTAATATCGTAACCTAAAGTATTATTAACGATATATTGCTTTTCGATAGCAGGAACTATTAGGTTCTGAGCAGCGCCTACCGTGCCCGTAAGATTTAAACGTAAGTTACGAGCAGTTTGAGTTGTATTCGTATTAGTAAGAGTTAATGTAACATCAGCACTTGCAAAGGTTACGTCTGCTGATCCTGTAATTGCCTCTTCAATCGCTGTACCTAAATTGGTATTTGTGGTTGTACCCCATGTACCTGACTGATCGCCGGTCCCAATGAGCTCTATTTTTAGGTTTGAATAGGTGCTTGCCATAATAAATCCTTTATTTAATTATCCGTATTATACATTAACTACATGGTTGAGAGGTATCAATTGTACCCCAACTTGGTGTTTGAGCGTCGTTCACATCTACCCATACGCCTACAGGAGTAGAAATTGCAGACCAAGCTGCTGTTTGACTGTCATCAATTCTAAACCAGCCGTTGTAACATATATCATCAAGTAATGTAATAGCTTCAGTAATAGATGTTACAAAGTTAGCTACCACAGTATAAGTATCCCCCATAGTTACATTTTCTGTAACTGATTGTGCAAAACCAGCTTGAATAGTTTCTGTTTCTGCAACTGTAATAGGTTCTACTACATTAAATGTAAATATAGAAATAATAGTTTCTACATCAGCCATAGTTACTGCTTCGACATCTGTGACTACAAAATTAGCGGCTATATTTCTTACATCATCTAAATTAACATTTTCTGTTCTACTTACGTTAAACTGAGCTGTAATACTTGGGGTATCGTTTAAATCTGCATTTTCTGTAATATTTGTTTTGAACTGAGCACTAATAGAACCTATATCGCCCATATTTTCATTCTCAGTAATAGACTCTAGCGCTGCAAAGTATGGCACTAATATATCAGCCATATCTACGTTTTCTGTTTGAGATGCTACAAATTGCGCTGTAATAGTAGGGGTATCGTTTAAAGTTTGGTCTTCTGTAATACTTTGTAAGAAGTTACTTTGTTGAGTAGAACTATCGTCTATACCAAAATTTTCTACTATAGTACCCACGAAGAATCCTGCTGGTGAATTAAAGTCGTTCATCACGACATCTTCAGTAATACTTTGGGTAAAGCTCCATACTTGGCTGTTAGCATCAGCCATATTAATATTCTCAGTTAAATCTAGAATAAATGAATTTCCTCCAAGAGATGCAAAAGGAGACTGAGATATTGTATTTAAACCAAACATCTATAATACCAACCATCTAGATCCAGCAGGTATAGTGACTGATCCTCCTGGGGCTACTGTTACTGGACCAACGCTTGATGCATTATATCCATTAGGAATAGTATAAGCAGAACTTACTGTAGCATTATTAACAAATAATCCGTTAGTTGCTTCAATATTAGGAGCACTTAAAGTACCTACAGACGGGTTATATGTATATTTGGTACTCGATACATATTCAGTAGATACTGATCCTGATGTTGCACTTGTAAATAATGGGTATCTAGTAGCATTAGTTGTAGTGTCATCTGATATGGTTACACCAGAAGTTACTGTTGATGCGATAGATATAGATCCACCACCATTAGTAATACTAATTCCAGTACCTGCAGTTAAATTAGCTTTGGTTAAAGTGTTTCCTGATGAATTACCAATTAATAACTGACCATCAGTATATGATGTTTGCCCTGTACCACCCTGATTTACTGGAACTGTGCCTGTAATAGCTGAGAATGGTATTGTAGTTGATGCTGTAAATGCACCTGTGCCATTACCATATGTATATCCAGTAAGTGTTGTAGCCCCTGTACCACCTGCAGCAACGGGTAATGTGCCTGCTGTTAGTGCTGATGAAGATGTAGAATAAAGAGCATAATTAGCTGAAGAAAAAGAAGTTAATCCTGTACCACCATAAGCAGTACCAATGGTATTTCCATTCCATGTAGCATTTGTAATAACTGTATTACCTAAATCTGCAGATAATGTTCCCCAATTAACTTCATTAGGTAGCATTCCAAATCTACCCCATTCACCAGCTACAGTACCATTTGTTTCTAAAAATACTGTTGTATATCCACCTGGTGCTACTGTATCTACGGGACCATTTGCATAGTCAGTAATATATAAGTTACCAGTAGAGTCATTATCAAATATCCAAGTAGAGCCTACAGAAAGTGATGTAGCATCAGGTAATTTAAAAGTTTGAGTAGTTGATCCAGTTAAAATCTGGAAGTGAGAAGAGGCTGTAGTTAATGTTGTAGTGCCAGCTGCTGATACTGTTTTAGTTAAGTTTTGAGTAACACTATTAACATTTATGTTTTGATCTGCATCACGCAATACAACAGAATTAGCACCAGATGACGCTGTAACACCTGTACCACCATAAGACACACCAACCGTAGTGCCTTGCCAAGTGCCAGATGCAATGGTGCCTAAAGGAGAAACATTACCAGATGCATCTAAATTAACAGCTTTTTCAGCGGAGTAATCACACCATACTGCTATTGAATTACCAGCTAATGTAAGAGGAGAAGTGCCGCCTGAAGAGTTTGCTAAAACTGTAGTACGAGCTAATGTACCTGCACCAACAGTACCAATACCAACTTCCCATACCTGAGCTACATTATCATAGAGAGTATAGAAAGTTGTATTGCCATTACCAATAGCGGTAGAAAAGGTTTGAAACCCAGGGACAGCACCTGATAGCGTGAGTGTACCTGTGCCACTAGTCGTGGAATTTTCCTGAACACGATCTTTTAAGATCAGAGCCATTTAAGCTCCTTAGCTTGTAGCTGTAGTTGAGTATGTAACTGCTACTGTGTCGCCAGCTGTAGTAATTTTTGATGTTGCAAAATTACCTACGCTATACAATGTACCACCAGTATTACCTTGTGAGCTAGATGCGCCTGTACCTGTTACTAAGAAACAACCATAAACTGTACCACCTACACCTGTAATAGTGTAAGTAATAGCTGAAGCTGTAGATGTTGTTACATTAGATGGTGTAGACCCTGTTGAAGTAGCTGATGCAAATACTGCTGTGCCACGTACTGCTGATCCACCTACAGTATAGTTAATAAATTCAGATGAAGGTACAATCGTACTCATAACGTCTGTAGCTGCTGGTGTTAAAGAAGCACTTGTCAAACCTAAATAAGGACCAGTAACAGAATAGCTAGATCCTTTTAATAAGGTATCCAATAATAACTGTTTACCTGCCGCTACTACTAAGTTAGGAATTGATTCTTCCCATTTTAAATTACCATCTTTATCGTGGCATGTGACTTTATAATGTCCTTCAATACCAACTGTTTCATTAGCTTGGGCGCCGGCATTTAACGTGATGGTAGCGTTATCACCAAATCCGCCATGTTCTTTTTGTAACATAATAACTCCTTTAGTTAATTCTTAATACAGCAGTGGTTGAAGTTGCTGCGGGAAATTCTATTGTAAACGTTGTAGTGGCTGTTTTTTCTCCACCAAAATTTAATACTGCGACTGATGCATTTGTAGTGCTATTATATATTAAGGCACCAGCTGCCGTAAAGTTTGCAGGGCTCCATGTTACATTAGCAAAAGTTACATAAGCCGTGTTATTACTAGTATCACTACCCACAGTAGGAGTTAAAGTTTGTCCCCCAGCAGTATAGCCTGTACCTGTAATTTCGTTATTCGTTGTATATGCAGTAGTTTCACTATTAATCGTAGCTGTTGCATCATACAAAGCAATTTTATATGTATAGGGTGACCCAGTATAAAAGTTTTCTAAACCTTTAAGTAAGTTTAGTTTAAACGTTGTGGTCTGTGCTTGTCCTAAAATCATTTAACTGGGTACCTTACTTGCCCATCGCGATATGCATCGCCACGATCTTTACCATCACCAAGTTGTTTCAAGAGTAACATAGCTTCATCATAACGAGCTCTGTAATTATCAAGAACGTCTTTTTCACCTTTCATATAGGTGTAAGCCTCGAGTAATGAGCCATATAATAATACTGAACTAAAGTTAGTACTTAACCACGTTGTACCACCTGACACAGTTGTAATAGATTCAGGATAGTAAAAATAGTGTAGCTCAACAGCATAGCTAGCATCAGGTGTAGGACCTAATATAAATGAGCTATTATCAAATACTGCATAGTATTGAGGCTCACCATAATAATCGCTATCTGTGTCTGGAAATGATTGTCTAATAAAATTCACATCTTTATTTAATAGATATAAATACTCATTATTAGCATTAATTACTGCCAAACTAAATGTAGATAACCAATCACTAGGAATAGCTAAATACTTATTGCCTGACGTCATAGTACCTGTTACATTTTTACGCAAAGCAGGTAATTGCACCGTATTATAAATACGTTGTTCTGCTTGTGTGATAAATGTGTTAACTACAGCAGTTGTAAACTGATTTTCTGTGTAGTTTTGTATTTCATCTACAAGTGTCGTATATGTTAAGGTACCTAGTGCCATGGTTTATTATGCCATCGGTCCTCTAGCTTTAGTGCCTTTTGTAGCTGCACCGCAACCACGGATTGTAATACCGTCAGTTTTAGGACCGCGAGCAGGATCACCTGCACTTACACGTTGTCTACCTGTGTTACTATTCAATTGTTGAGCTTTTAATGTATTTGGATCTTCTGAAAAGCCAATATCTGCATTAGGCACAACAATAGGTTGTTTGTATTCTGCCATGATTATTATCCTTTTTTCTGTGCTGCAACTTTAGCTAGATTACGACCCATAGTTTTCATATCAATGTTCTTTTTACCGCCTTTAGAACCTGCATGTTTAGGACCCTTTTGGATACCTACTTTAGCGCCATCATCACCTAAATTGCGACCCTTGGTTTTACCTTGTTTAGTAATACCGTCAGCTGCTGATTTATATGCCATGTTACTTCTCCTTAAGTTGTTGTTACTGTTACTGTACCTAAATTACCTATTCCCACTAGATCATTAGGCGTTAATCCAGCATCGTTAGCTCTTGAACCACCTACAGGACCCCACCCCCATTGAATAATTCTACTACCCAATAGTGGAACACCAGTTTGTAATGGTGATGTACCTGTACCTGCTTCTGCTTGTATCCCATCTAATCCAGATTGATAATAACTAGGACTATCAGGTCTTGGATTTCTTACTGCTTGCGGATCATTTACTGGATATAAACCTAAGCTTAACTGTGGTTGATCCGGTTCCCAACATTCAGGACATACCAGTATATTAACATTTTTGGTCTTGATAACCAATCTTTTAAGTTGTTTTAACTTATATCTAAATCCACAGCGATCACACTGCGCAATCGAGTTCTTGGCACTAGCGTACTTGGTTGGCATTTAATTACCCGTGGTAAAACATTTCACGAGGTACAAACCTAACAGCTGCTTTTTCTCTGTCTTCATCTGCAGCAAGTTGGAATTGTTGCTCATAATCTGCTTTTAATTCTGCTCGGCGACCTGGGTCTACATTAGGTAATTTCATAGACAAATAATAAGCTAACCCTGCTACCATGCAAGGAATAAATCTAAACGGAATATCTTGTATATTTACACCATTACCCGCATCTTGAATACGCCTTAATCTATAGTATACAAAGGTATAAAAGTTGCTTTGATCAGGTGCTACCCATACATTAATTGTAGGTAAGTTTTGTACATACACTCTAGCCCCTATTGCATGAGGCGCAATTGCTGTATTGTTAACGGCTCTGATACATCCTGTGATTGTACTGCCACTAATACCGCCGTATTGAATTGTTTCTTCACCAATTTTAATAAAGCCAAACTGAGCTAACCCTACTGTACTAGATAATGTAATAGTGTCATCTGCTGTTGTGTCTGTGCCAGTTAAAGTTTCATTTAGCGTAATATCTGTAGGATTCTCTTGACCACTTTGTCTATTAATCCAAACTTGGATAGGACGACCTGTAGCATTTTTATTAGGAATAGTTAAATAAGTAGATTCAGAAATACGGTTAATATTAATGTCTTGTTGATTCAATCCTGTGCCAGTACGTGTCACCATATCTAATAAATCAATTGTATCAGCAGGTAATGGATACATAATCTGACCTTGATTTAACTGAATTTGACCCGGTTCAATCGTCCACATATTAATACCACGATTAGCCCATTCAGCCGTCATAATATTAAGTGAACGTCTTGCAGTTCTTAAGTCATACCCCGTGCGTAACTCTTGACCGCATCGTTCAAATGCATCTTCAACTAAATTATTTAAATCTAAGTTAAATGCCGTAGTACCGGTGGTTCTATCAACCATTATTTTTTCCCTTTAGGAAATCCTGCTTTCATATTTGCATATGCTTTAGGTGTTATAGTAGATTCTGATTTAGAACGTGAAATACCTTTTTTCTTCCTAGCATTTATATTTGCATATAAGCCTACGGGACCACCTTCTTTATATTGGATAAAGTCTGTGTTATCACGACGTTTTTTGACGACGCCCTTAGGCATTTTATTTTCAGTAGCACTAGGTAACTTTGTTTTTTTAATAGCACCCATACCGCGTGAAGGTCTCATTATATAATCCTTCCTTTTGTTTTGCCTTTAGTAGCAATACCGTCAGCTCGTTTAGAAGCTGAAGATACTGAGCCACCTTTAGACATTTTCTTTTCTGCTTTTTGTGCTTCTTTCATTTCTTTATAACCTTGTTCTAAACCTCGTTTAGCACTTTCATGAGGATTACCAAGAGCAAGATCTAATGTTTTATTAATATATCCTTTGATAGGTCCTTCTGCACCTCTTTTGAGACCTTGACCATATCCTTCTAAGTAATCTTCTTTAGCCATAATTAAACAATACGACCTCTAGTTTTACCTCGCATAGCACATCCATCTGCACGACGTGAAGCTGAACTACCTTTAACAGAACCACCTTTTTTGAAACCCATTGATTTACGAGCTCTTTCCATCATGTCCATTTCTTTTTCGACTGTTGGTTTAACTACTTTGCCCATATCAGGTCCAATTACATCAGAAGTTTTATCTACACTTCCAATATCACCTGTAGGTGTTTCTACAGACACTTCTTTTTTAGTAACTTTAACAGGATTATATTTTTCGTTTTTTAACGTAGTAGGCTTAGTAGAAGCTGAACGATCACGAATTTCATCCCATTCTTTTTGAGTATATTCGTAGCCACCTGGATGAGGAACTACACCTTTATCTTCATCAGTATAGGTATAACCGCCTTTACCTACATTAAGTTTAGTTTCTTTTTTCTTTGCCATGATTAAATAATCCTTCCTTTAGTTTTACCTTTTTTCTCGATGCCACCACCACGTGCATATTTACCACACATGCCACCTTTTTTCATGCCGTGTTCTTTCATTTCTTCTGCTTTAGATTCTTTCTTTTCGTGTTTCATCATAGCAGCTTTAGAAGCATATTTTTCGCCAGTACCTTTTTCTACAATACCACCTTTAGCATATCCTTTACAAGCCCCGCCTTTTTTCATTTTATGCATCGATGATTCATGACCTTTAACTTCTTTTTTAGCAATCATTTTTGCATCTGATTTTGTTGCACATTTTGTAGCCATACCGCCTCCTTTAAATTTCTTACCTTTGTCTGCTTTATTAAATTCCTTTGCCACTGACATAGGAACGCCTACTTTTTTAGCAAACGCAGGATTATGAGCTGCGGCTGCCATAAGATTTCTTTGGGCTTTAGATTTACTTGGCATGTTAATCAGCCTTTCTATCTATAAAGCCGTCTTGTTCATAATTGCTTTTTACTTCTTTAACGATAGCTTCGACAGCAGCTTCTGTAGCTTGTTCTGCAACGTCTGTAGTAATTTCTTCATTAAGTAATTCCTCTTGTTTTTTATTTTTCTTAGCCATAAAGACCCTTTCTATAAAAGCTTTCATTTTATTTTAACCAATGAGTTACAACCCAACTAACTATAGCTGAAGCTATGCCAGCAATAAATATAAACACTTTCCAACCACCTTTAATTTCATTAAGTGTATTCTCAATGGCATCAAGTCGTTTTTTTAATTCATTCATATCTTCCATAAGAATATCCACATCACCTTGAATATGTTTAATTTCTATGCCATGTTCGGCTAATTCGCGTTCTGTACTCATTTGCAATTCCACCTTTTTAATGAAGCAGCTTTACGAGTAGGTCTACCTTTTTCGTCTTTCATAGGACCTGGCATACCAGACATACGTGCACAAAATGATCTCTTACGAGGTCCACCTTGTGGTTGTGGTGCCTTTAAATTTGAACCTGTAGCCGCATTATATTTAGCACGACCTTTAGCGGTAAGACCTGCGCCTTTAGACACAGGGAGCTTCTCACCACGTCCGACTGCTAAGCTTGGACCTTTTTTCTTATTAGCCATAAAATACTGTTACTGTAGCATCAGTGATAGCACCATAGATGGAAGTATCGAATCTAATACCTTCACCAGGAATAATAACATTAATAGCGCCATTAGTAGTTGCAGGAGCAGTAAAAGAAAATCGTGTCGTACCGCCTGAACCGCCATCTTTTAATACGACTGAACCTGTACCAGCGGTATAAGAAATAACTAAACCTTTTAATCTAGTTGCATATCCTATTGATCCAGTATTGGCTAATGTTGAAGCCTTTACATCCGTTTGCATCATAATTTATTCCCCTTTAGGATCTTCTGCTTCTAATCTTTCCACTAATGCAGTATATGCATCGATGGCGCCTTGAGAAGCTGTAATAAAGTTTGCTGCTTGATTACGTTCATTTTCAAGACGCTTGATCTCAGACAAAAGAAACTCTTTTGTTATTTCCATTTATTAAGCCGGTGCTGATGTAGAAACTAATAACCAGTATGGTGTACCGTTAACTACAATTTTAAGACCGCCACCAACTGTTGCTGTACCTGTTGTTAATAAACCTGCACCTGCTAAGTTGAATAAGTTAGGGATCTTGTTAGTGCCTGCACCACTATCAGTAAATCTGATAAATGAAGCTGTCGATGGTAATGTTACGCCTGAAGCAAAGTTAGTATCAGCTTGAATAACAGCTAATGTACCGCCTGGAGAAGTTGCTGTACCGCCTAATGTTGCACGGATTGCATTACCAGCGCCTGAAATAGAACCGCCAGTATTAACTTCCATAGAAACGTGAGCACCATTGATTGTTCCTGCAACTGCTGCTGCACCTGATACAACTGAGAAAGCTCTTAATGTTTCGCCTGAACCTGCTGCTGTGAATGTTAGTTTGTCATATACTAAACGTGTATCACCTGATGTTGCAGATGTAGTTGCATATGATGAGTTGATATTGCCTGCTGTTGTTACTACGATTGGATCAGTAGATGTACCGCCGATAAAGCCATTTTGAGACGACACTGGTCCGCTAAACGTTGTTAATGCCATGATATTTTTCCTTCATACAAAGTTAAGCTTATCCGTCTTGTATGCGTCTGCCGGGACAGTCTGATAAGCCGGGTAACCCGGATTCCCAAATAATACCTGAATTAGTACTATTTGCAAGCATTATACCATGTGTTTACGTAGATAATCTATGGCTTTTTGAAGGGTTTCTATATTATCTTTAAATTGACCTAAACCTGAATTACATTGATGACAAAGAAGATCTCTAAGTTTATTTGTAATATGGCAATGGTCTATATGTAGAGGATCTAATTTGCCTCCTCTTTTATTATCTGCCGCGTCTTTTCCACATATAGCACATTTATAATCTTGATGAGCTAATTTGGTTTCATATTCTTGCTGGGTAATGTTATATCGACGTTTTAGATGACATTTTCGCCCTTTAGCTTGATGCCATTCTTTAGGCTGGGATTTACCATATTCTGATATTTGTTTTAAGCGTTTTTCTTTATTAGCTTCGTACCACTTTGCATGATACTCTTTATGGTAGGCTTTACGTGCTGCTTCGTCTTTGTACGGCATAACGGCTCCTA